AATGAGGTCAGTTTAAGGTATGCACAGGGGGAGGTGTTCAATAGTAAGAAAAGATTTCGGGTGTTAGTTGCTGGAAGAAGGTTTGGGAAGAGTTATTTAAGCTGTATTGAACTGTTGAGAGGAGCTATAAACAGACCTGGTGAGGTTTATTTTTATTGTGCTCCTACTTATAGGATGGCAAAGGATATTGCATGGAAGGAATTGAAAAGATTAGTACCTAAGACTTGGGTACAGGCTAAAAATGAGACTGATTTGAGATTAGATTTAATAAATGGATCAAGTATTGAGTTAAAGGGAACTGAAAATGCAATGGCATTAAGAGGAAGAAGTTTAGCAGGGGTTGTATTGGATGAGGCAGCATTTATGGATCGAGATGTATGGGCAGAGGTAATTAGACCTGCATTAGCTGATAAACAGGGTTGGGCTTTGTTTATCAGTACACCAGATGGAACTGCCAGTTGGTTTTATGATATGTGGTGTTTTTGTGGTGAACAGGAGTGGGATGATTGGCAAAGATGGAGTTTTACAACTATTGAAGGGGGTAATGTTGCAAAAGAAGAAGTCGAAGCAGCGAGAGGTCAGTTAGATGCGAGGACGTTCAGACAGGAATTTGAGGCTAGTTTTGAAAATCTTACTGGTTTGGTTGCTGTTAGCTTTAGTGATGACAATATTGATAAGGAAGTACAGGATTTACACATGATGCCCTTGTTATTGGGTTTAGATTTTAACGTTGACCCTATGGCAGGGATTTGTGCGTATAAGCATGATAATTGTCTTTATGTCTTTGATGAGATCATGCTGACAGGAGGTGCTACTACATGGGATTTTGCAGAAGAAGTAACTAGAAGATATGGGGTAGATAGAAGAATTATTGCCTGTCCTGACCCTACTGGTAGTGCAAGAAAGACAAGTGGGGTGGGAGTTACAGATCATACGATCTTAAGAAGGTCTGGTTTTACTGTTTTAAGTCCTAAATCCCCTTGGAAGATAAGAGATAAGATAACTGCTGTTAACACTGCATTGCTTGATGCTAATGGAGATCAGAGAACTTTTATCCATCCTCGTTGTAAAGAATTGATAAAAGCACTAAGAACTCTTACATATGCACCAAATACTGGACTTCCTAATAAAAACTTGGGTGTTGATCACGCATTTGATGCTTTTGGTTATCTTTGTCTACAGCAATTTAACCTTGCAAAACCAGAGACATTAGGCCAAACTTCGTTTAGAATATATTAAGATACCTAATTCTTATTATGTACCATTCTACGACTAAGAAAAAGAAGAAGAAAAAGAAAGGTGGAAAGAAAAGATGCAGTTGTGGTAGCAAATAATGGGCAAACTATGTGCCAGAGGTAAAGCAGCAGCAAAACGTAAGTTTAGGGTATATCCTTCTGCTTACGCTAATGCTTATGCTGTAAAAGTATGTAAAGGAGATATAAAAGGACCAGATGGTCAAAAAAGAACTGCTTCTGGTTACAGTAAGAGTAAGAAAACTACAACTACAAAAAGAAAACGTGCCACAAGCAAGAAAAAAAAGTAAACCTAGAGCTAAAACTAAAGGTGGTTTAGACCGTTGGTTCAAAGAAAAATGGGTAGATGTAAAAACTGGCAAGCCTTGTGGTCGTCAAAAAGGTGAAAATAGAGGTTATCCAGCCTGTAGACCTAGTAAACGTGTATCAAGTAAGACACCTAAGACCACTGGAGAGATGTCAGCAGCAGAAAAAGCTAGATTTAAGCGTGAAAAGACAAGTAGTAAAAAAATAAGTTATCAACATAGACGAAAAAAGAAGAAAAAATAAGTGTAAATTAGCCGTTTTAACGGTAATATGGTTTTATATAGATAAAATCAATGCCAAAGGGATCTTATTCTGGTAAACAACGCAAATTAGCTGCTGTTGCACCCCCTAGAGATAAAATTACCTCTGCTGATTTTAAGAAATTGAATAAAAAGAAGAAAAAGAGGAAAAAGAAATGAAAAAAAGAAAAGAACTTACAACTAGACAGAAAACTGCATTGGCAAATCATAAAAAGAAGGGAACTCATACTGCACAGCACATGAGGATAATGAAAGAAGAGATGTTAAATGGTAAAACATTTATGCAAGCTCATGCTATTGCTATGAGGAAAAAAGGAAAATGAGAAAAAAACGTAAACAAGTAAATTTAAGTGTAGGTAGAGGTGAAAAGTCTAAAACAGGTGGTCTGACCGCAAAAGGTCGTGCAAAATACAATCGTGCTACTGGTAGTAATTTGAAAGCACCAGTTACAGGTAAAGTAAAACCTGGCAGTAAAGCAGCTAAAAGACGAGCATCTTTTTGTGCAAGGATGAAAGGTATGCCTGGACCAATGAAAAAACCTAACGGTAAACCTACTAGAAAGGCGTTAGCATTAAAGAAATGGAGGTGTCGTTAAATGACATACGCATTACCAGGGATGCTAAAAACCAGTATTACCGCTACTACATATATTGGTAGTACTGATAGCCCTTTCACTCGTAATCGTGCAGTGCTCGACATGATTAAAGGTTGGGAAATAATGAAAGCTGTTACTGAAGGTACAGAATATCTAAGAGAAAATAGTGAAGCATTTTTACCATTAGAGCCAAGAGAAGATTATGACGCTTATATGGCAAGAGTAAATAGATCAGTATTTAGTCCTTTTACACAAAGATTGATTAGAGCAGCTACAGGTCTTGTATTAAGAAAACCTATAACACTAATAGGTGATCCTTATTGGACCGAAATGTTTAGGATGGATGTTGATGGTTGTAAGTCAGATTTAGATGAATATGCAAGAAGATTATTAATGTGTTCTCTTACTTATGGCCAAAGTCATATTCTTGTTGATTACCCTGCTCCTTCTGGAGCGTTAAGTTTGGCAGAAGAAAGACAACAAAATCGTAGACCTTATTGGATAGAGGTAGATCCTACAAATATTTATGGTTGGAGGTTAGATAGAGAATCTAATTATGGAAATCTTGTACAGGTAAGAATTGCAGAAAAAGCTGTATTACCTGATGGTGAGTTTGGTGAAAAGATATACGATCAGATGAGAGTGATAGAACCTGGCAGGTATCGTGTATTTAGAAGAAAAGAAACTGTTGAAGATATGTACGAAGAGAATGATGGTGCTTACGCAGGTAATATGCAGGGTACACCAAATGAAAAAGACTTTGAACTAGCAGAATCAGGTAATTTTTCTCTTGGTGAAATACCTTTAGTTACTATTTATTCTGGCAAAGTAGACAATATGACAAGTAAACCTCCTTTGCTTGATATTGCGTATTTAAATCTTGCACATTTCCAAAGACAGGCTGATTTAATTCATAGTTTGCACGTTGCATCTCAACCGATGCTTGTAATGGAGGGATATGACGATCAGACCAAAGACCTTGCTATCTCTGTTAATTATGCAATGGCAACTCAGCCAGGAAATAAAGTTTATTATGTAGAACCTGCAAGTAGTGCTTTTGATGCCCAATCTGCTGAGATTAAGGAATTGCAGATGCAAATGGCTACTCTTGGCATCAGTACTTTAAGTCAACAAAAGTTTGTAGCAGAATCTGCTGATGCCAGAAGGTTAGATAGAGTTGATACAAACTCAATGCTTTCTATGGTGTCAATGGAACTTGAGCAGAAGCTACAAAAAGCATTTAATTTATCTGCACAATATGTAGGAATTGAACCACCTGAAGTAAAGATTAGTAGAGATTTTGATATTGAAAGATTAATTGGACAAGATGTAACAGCATTAACAGCATTATTTGATCAACAGGTTATAGATAGAGAGGAGTTTAGACAGATTCTTGTACAGGGAGAAGTCTTACCTGCTGCTAATGAAAAAAAAGAACAAACAGGTGATGTTGAAGAAGAACCAAAACGTGAAGGTGCAACATCAGAGCAGGTTGATAAACTTATTAATGCTTTGATGAGAGATGGCAACTAAAGAAGATTTAAGTTTAGCTCAAGTAACAGCGTTAGTCCGCTTACAGAATAAAATTGACTCCTTACCAAAACCTGTTGATGGTAAGCAGGGAAAACCTGGAATACAAGGGCCAACTGGTCCAAAAGGTGAAAAAGGTATTCAAGGACCTAAAGGTGAACAAGGACAGAAAGGTAATAAAGGAGATAAAGGTAATCAAGGGCAAAGAGGTCCTCAAGGGCCACAAGGTATAAAAGGAGATCCTGGAAATAAAATAATTAGTGGATCAAAACAACCAGAACCCACACAGGGTGATGAAGGTGATTTTTATGTACAAAAAAAACCTTTGGTATTTTATGGACCGAAAAGATTAGAAAACTGGGGTAAAGGTATTCCTTTATCAAAAGAAGCTACTGATGATACAAAAAGTTCTTTAACATTAGCTGGAGTTTTACCGCAGGGACAAACAGGTTCAGGTAGTAGTGCAACTGTAGAAATAGGAACTACAACTACAGGAAATGCTGGAACAAATGCAAGTGTTACTAATACAGGAACAAGCAGTGCTGCTGTTTTTAATTTTACAATTCCTAGAGGTGCTGATGGCACAAATGGAACTAATGGTACAAATGGAAGTGATGGTGCAGATGGAGCAACAGGTGCAACAGGTCCTCAAGGTCCAGCAGGTAATGCTGCAACAATAGCAATAGGAACTGTTACTACAGGAGCAGCAGGTTCTAGTGCAAGTGTTACAAATGTAGGAACATCAAATGCTGCGGTATTAACTTTTAGTATTCCTACAGGTGCTACAGGTGCTGCTGGTGCTAATGGATCAGATGGAGCTACTGGACCACAGGGTCCTCAAGGTGATACAGGACCTCAAGGAGCTACTGGTGCTACTGGCCCACAAGGACCTGCTGGTAATGATGGATCTGATGGGGCAACTGGTGCAACTGGGGCACAAGGACCAACTGGACCGCAAGGTCCACAGGGACCTGCTGGTAGTAATGCAACTGTTACGGCTGGTAATGGTATATCAGTTTCAAATGGTGAAGTATCAATAGATAGTAATGCAGTTTTAGATGGTGGAACTTTCTAGAAAAGACAGAATATAATTCATGTATTAAAATAAAATTAAAATAATTTTTTTTATGTCTAAACATCTTGATTATGTTCAGCAAGCTGATGGAACATACAAGTGGGAATTAGCAGAAATCCCTGCTGTTAAATCCACTCCAGTAGAAACTCCAAAACCAAAAGCAGAAACTAAAAAAGTTTCTAAGAAAAAAAACACAAGTATCCTATCTGATTAATCCATGGCAATTGAAGAAAAAGTAGTTCAGTCTGAGTCCGTGACTCCTGCTGATCAGTCCGTGACTGAAACTCCTTCACAAACACAACCACAAGCACCAAATCTAGATTCTGTAAAAGCAGAATATGAAGCAAAATTAGCTGCTGCACAAAAAGAAGCTGCTGAAGCACAAGAAAAGTTTCAAGGTATAAAAGGTAAACTTGACGAAGTTTATAAACAAAAAGAAGAAAAACGTACCAAAGAATTAGAAGATCAAGGACAATATAAAACTCTTTGGGAAGAAGCTAATAAAACTGCACAAGATAAAGATGCACAGATTAATAGTCTGTCTCAGCAGTTACAAGATATGAAAACTTCTAATGAAGTTGCATCTACAAAACAGACAGCACTTGCAGCCATCAGCAATCTTAATGCGATTAATGCAGAACAAACCTTGTCATTACTACAAGGTAAGCTACAAAGAAACGCTGAAGGTAAGGTGGTAATCATAGATGGTGGCGTAGAACAGGATCTTAATGCCTATCTCACGAGTCTCAAAAATCCAGGTAGTGGTTGGGAACATCATTTCAAACCAAGTTCTGCTGCTGGTATGGGCGCAAAACCAACTCCTGTTGGAAATGTGTCAGGTGGCTCAGAAAACCCTTGGAAGACTGGCAATTTGACGCGACAGCTTATAATGGAGAATGAGGACCCCAATCTCGCAGCCGTGCTGAAGAGAGAGGCTCAAAATAAATAGTTAGTTTCCGTGAGACTAACGCCTTAATCCGTGATTAGGGTATCGCAAAAGTAACAAGGTAATCTGAATGGCTGCTCCGTTTCAGAATTATTCGGGCGGTGTCCTATTAGCGGACATCGTAAAGAGAAATAATCTCAGCACATACGTTTCCGAAGCTATAAAAGAGCGTAGTGCATTTTTACAAT